CTCGACTGTCTTGCGTACCATAGACGCAGCATGATAATAACCCTTAAGTGTAAGGTTATTATGCACGTCAACGCTTGATACGATGGACCCCGGTCTGGCCTGTGTTGGAGCACTTATGACACTTACGACGGTCACGTCTTGACCATCGTAGGCGTCAACACCACAAGACTCTCTAAACCTTCCGGTTATGAAAGTCTTAGAAGTGTTCACCTTAAGACCTAAGGCGGTAAGTGCAGCAATAGTAGCACCAGCACAGTCATCAGGGACAATTAGATCGTCCCCGAAGACCCGGACCTCCCGCGATCCTAGTGCAAGTATGTTTTTCTCGGACACTCGAATACCCCTTGTATAGAACAGGGTACCCAGAGTGATCGCGAGGAAAAACAGAGACTGCACTGGAAACGTGGTCGCGTTACCCATAGTCGAATACTTCCGTAGCGGAATTAGCCGCGGAGTTTTTCGACAGATATCCTGTCGGATGAACACTGAGCGAGTAGCTCGGCACGCATCCAAGAGGCTAGGCGAGCGTCTAAAGAGACGCTCAACGTGCCAACAAGATATCCTATCAGAAGCACTGGACAAGTCAATTGTGCAGTGAGACTGACTATGGGAGGCCTCTCGAGCGAGCTCCCCATTAACGTCCTGCCGATTGAATTCGACAAATCGGCTAATGGGAGAGCTACGTACGCGAGTGTACAAGAAATCACGAATACTTTGCTGGCACCATTGAAGACTCGTCGGCTCAGAGGCAATAAGCCTCGGGACCAACAGGGTCTTCGGTACCGCGCAGAGTTTAGCTGGGAATTCCTTACGGGTTTCCCAGTCGCAACTCTTGTACAAGGACGAGTCCAACCACTGAGCGTAGTTCGCGCAAGCGAAATCCGCCATAGGAAACACTCGATCCAACCTTTCAGGCCAGTTCGTGAACTCGTACTTACAAGTTCCGAATTTCCGGTCTGATAACGCACCTGGTCCATGTCGAAACCTCCACTGTAGTGGGTCAAAAGGACCCAGGCATGACGAAATGTAATCAGCAACCTGCTGAATACGCTCGGCATGTCTATAACCTAGGGTGGAGACCTCGAACCAAGGAAAGACTCCCTGGCTGGCAATCATCTCGTCGGGAACGGCATCTACAAAAGATACCACACCAGCGAGAGGGTGAGCCACGTCAGGACTGCCAACCCAATCAAGGGTAGGCAACCTAACTTCGAGATCTGTTCTGACGAACTCTCGGACCGCATCGCTTTGGTCCTTAGGTTTGCATACCACTCGGAAACGTCTAGCAACTCCAAGGAGTTGCCTGACCAACCGTATGGCCTGCACGTCAGGAAC